CCCCCTATTGGCCCAGATTTACGCCAGTGGGGGCGTCAACTTTCGTTATACTTGCAGCAAAACTTGGCAAAGCTAGGATTTAAAACAGCAACAGACAACCCTTCTGAAAATGGGGTAATATTATGGGATGAAGTAAACGGCTACCCTGTCGTCTCAAAAAACGGCGAGTTTCGCCAGATCGTGCTGGAAGACGGCCAGTATGCTGGCGGCGCCACAACGGATCAGACGGCGGCATCTGCAAACACAGCGTACGCTTTAACATACACGTCAAGCATCGCCGATGGTGTTACAAACGGCACACCAGCCTCGCGCTTGGTGTTTGAGGAAGCTGGTCAGTACATGGTTAGCTTTTCGGCGCAGATTGCGTCCACATCCAGCTCAACTGTAAACTTTTGGTTTTGGCCCCGCGTTAATGGCGCAGACGTTGCTGGGTCAACGATGAAGAACGCACTGCATCAAAACGGTTCGGTTCTTGTTGTTAGCAGGTCAGCGATATTTGACTTTGCCACCGGAGATTACTTGGAGGCCATGTGGGCTGTTGATAGCACCAGCGGGTTTCTCGATGCAACTGCGGCAACTGCGTTTGCACCCGCAGCACCAGCGTCCACCATTGCGATAACGAGGCTGCACGGCTAGGGGTGTCAATATGCGCAAAATGTGGTATAAATGTTTAAACCGTTTGGAGTTATAAGATGGGCATAACTGATTTTTTGTTTGGAACGCCTGAACAAACAGGGCAACTTGATCCGCGAACTGAAGCGGCTCGAAACTTTCTTTTGGATCAAATGTTGGCTCAATATAGCGCGGGGGCAGTAAATCTGCCTCAATATCAAGCTGTTGCCCCTGCCGCAATGTATAGTGGCACAAATGACCTTCTAAGCTCTCTTGGATTGGAAACGGTTTCTGCTCCATCTATGCCAACAACCAATGTCGGGGGAATGGAAGTTTACACCAGCCAGCCAATTCAAGAACAGATGGAAACGGCTTTTGCGGAGCAGTATCCCGGTCAATATGACTATCTGCGCTCTTTTTCTATGGACCCGGTAACTGGTGAATTTGGAAGTCGCTCTTATGGATATGTTGATCCAAACGCGCCTGTTACCATGCCGAGTGGTGGCGGCGACTCTGACTCCACGGCTTACGCTGTAGAAATGCACAATAGATTGTTCCCGAGCACTAATGATCGTGGTTATAGGCGGTCTACAACTTCTATTAATACACCTTTGTCACGCGCTCCCGGTGGCATAGATACGGTAAATCCGGGCAGTACATTTAATCAAATTGTGGCTTTAGCAACGGGATCAAATAGACCGACAAAACAGCCAACAAAGTCATCGCGACCAGTTAGCAGGACGCCATATGTTTCCAAAGGTGGGGGATCAGGAAGATGATCGGTTCAAACGTATTTGGGCAAGCCCAGCAGTATCAAACCCAAGCGGGTGACGTATATAACCGCATGGCTAACTTCCAAGCGCCTACGGTGCAATCGGTTGGTCAAACTCAAAGCCCTACATTAGCGCAAACTAACGTAAATCAGTATATGAACCCTTATACCGAGCAAGTTATTCAGCGCGGTGAGGCCGACATTGCTCGACAACGAGAACAGGCGTTAAATGCGCTAGGCGCTCAAGCTACAAATGCAGGGGCTTTCGGTGGTTCACGTTTTGGTTTGGCTGAAGGTGAAACTTACGGTCAATATGGTCGTATTGCGGCTGACATGGCGGCTAATCAACGCAATCAGGCTTACAATCAAGCAATGCAATCCGCGCAATTTGACGTTACCGGGCAGCGGTCAGTGGCAGAAGCAGCGGCAGCAAGAGAGCAAGCGGCACGGATGCAAAACGTGCAATCGCAATTTACTGGATTGGGTTATCAGCAAAGTGGCGCAGCGGGTTTACGCAATCTTGGCTCAACAATGTTCGGTCAAGGTATGCGAGGTCTAGATCAGCAACAAGCGGCGGCTGCGAGGGCGAAAGCGGAACAACAAGCAATGCTAGATGCGTCTCGCAATCAAACACTGGCAAACCTTGGCTACCCCGGTCAGGCTTTGCAAACTGGTTCCGGGATACTTTCTGGGCTTCCAGGTGCAAGAGTGACGCAACCGGGAAATCCGGGTCTGTTTGGATATTTATCTGCATTTAGCAGTCTTCCCGGCGTTTGGTAATTAAATGGAATTAACGCAACGAGACCTACTAGCAAAGACACTGCAAGCCGAGGCTGGAAACCAAGGCTATAATGGCATGGTGGCTGTTGGTTCGGTAATTATGAACCGTCTTGCTGGCGGCAATGATCTTGGCAAAGTCATTTTGCAGCCGGGTCATTTCTCTGCGTGGAATAGCACCACTGGTTATGCTGGCGGCGAACAAGGCCAAGACATGGACTTTACGCCAAGTGCAAGAGCGTATGAAGTTGCTGACGCTTTGCTTTCTGGTAATTATGAAGACCCGACAGGCGGTGCCACCCACTACTACAACCCACAGATTTCCGATCCAACTTGGGGTCAATCTAGAGGTGGTGATTGGCAAACCATAGGTCAACACGTTTTTGGAAAAGCAAATAAGGCGGGTCCAAAACCAATTCCCAAAAACGGGACAATGACGGAATCTTTGGAAGCCAAAATCTTTGGAGGAGCTTCAGCAATGGACGGACAACCTACAGGCCGCAATATGCAGCAGCCAAGCGCCATTCAAATGCAGAAAATGCAACAGCAGCAAGGATCGGGCGGGTTGCTGGGTTTCCTTCGCGACCCTAGAACCCGCGAGACATTTGCTTCATTAGACAGGTCTGGATTGTTGGGCGGCGTTCAGCAGCGAGCGGCGGCTGATGTAAAGTTAATGCAAGAGCAGGAATTGCTCAATCAAGAAAATCAAAAAAAGACGCAAATAAAAAACAGAACAATAGAGGTTTTGTCTCAAAAGGCTAATTCTGGAGATCAAATTGCGGCAAAAGTTTTAAGTGCTATTCAAGCTGGCGCTTTAGATGCTCAAACTGCAATGAAATTGTATTTTCAAGAAACAATGAAAGTTCCAAAAGACTCACGGACCAGCCAAATAAAAAATTACGAATATTGGATTAGCAAAGGCAAAACGCCAAGTGAAGCGGAGGCTTTGGCGAAAACAGGTCAAAATATTAATATCGGTGGAGCTGCTAGTGCAGAAGATAAATTTTATGAAGCAAGGTATAAAGCTCTCGGTGAGGAATTTGTTGAAATACGAAAGAAATCTGGGCAAGCGGCAGCTAATAACTTAACAATAAAAGCTCTAAAACAGCTTTATCAAGTTTCTCCTAATGGGCCGATCACTGGTCGTTTGTTCGAACTGTTCCCCGAAGCGACAGACGTTAGCGCAGCAATTCAATCTCTTAGAACACAACTTGCGCCACAACTTCGCGTTGAGGGTTCGGGTTCAACTTCTGATATTGAATATGCTGGGATGCTTAATAGTCTTGGTAGTTTGAAAAACTCACCACAAGCAAACGCGGCGCTGTTGGACTTAATGTTAGTGAAAGGCGATATATTACAAAGAAAAGCTGCTATTACTGCAAGAGTCGGTATGCCAGAAGATCAAGGCGGTTTAACCATAAACCAAGCTGATATGGCTCTTCTGGAAATTGATAGAGAAATGTGGAGCGACAATTCTATGATATCCAGCATTAAAGATTTAATTCAAAATGCTGGAGGTTTTGTTGCTGAAAGTGGTGGGCAGACTGTTACGACAAGCGGCGGTTTAACTGTTAACTTTGGCGATGGAACTGAAGGGGAACCATAATGGCTGGCAGGACAGATATATCAGTTCGAGGTAACAAAATAATAATTGATGGTGTTCCCCCGATCATAATTCAAGATATGGAAAAATGGAATTCTATGTCTTTAATTGAGAAAAGTGACGCAGTTCAAGAAATATTTGATACAGTAAAGCCAAGGCGCGTTGGTCGTGCGGCTCTACAAGGTGCAACATTTGGTTTTTCAGATGAAGCTATTGCAGCGGCGTCAAATCCTCGTGCGGCTATGAGTGCTGCGATAAGCGGTGAAACTGAAGCGTCTGCGCCATATTACGAAACATTAGAATCTGAACGAAGAAAGTTAGATCAATTCAGTGAGCAGTACCCAGTAGGCGCTGCTATTTCTGAGTTTTCTGGTGCGGCTATTCCGGCTGTTGCTGCTACCGTGTTTTCCGGTGGTTCTGCGGCCCCAGCTACTGGAACTAGAATGGCGCAAATGCTTAAAAGCGGAGGTCAAGCCGCAAAGGTTGGTGCGATAGAGGGTGGTTTATATGGGTTTGGTACAGGTGAAGGTGGTATTCAAGACAGATTAACAAGTTCTGCTGCTGGCGCAGCGTTAGGAGCAGTTTTTTCGCCATTAGCTCAAGCCGCAACATATCCAATTGCGGTATCAGCAAACGCTTTAATAGATACAGCAAAAGCTGTATTTGGAGGTCGTGGCGGTAAGGCCGTTGAAGCAGAGCTTCAAAGATTAGCAGAAGGTACAGGCGATAGTATTGACGTTATTGCCCAGAAAGTTGCCGATGGCGAAATCATGGCTGAAAACGAAACTTTGCGCATGACCGTTCGGAGCTTAATGGCTAAGGGTGGTCAAGGCGAGACAATGGTGCGAAATGTATTTGATCCTAAGAAAGGTCGCCCTCAGCAAACGCGATCTGAAGCTATGGCTGAAATCGAAAACTATTTGGCCCGTGACCCAGAATTTGCTGGTCAAAATCCGAAAAAAATTCAACAAAATTTTGACGCTGCAGTTAAAAAAGCAGAAAGTGACGCATATTCAAAAGTTCCCGGTTTTAAATCACCAGCAAATTTAGATGTGGCTGAAACAATAGAAAATGCGGCAAATCAATATTCTGAAATTGCAAATGAATTAAATACATTTATTACCGGAACATCTAAGGGAACAAAATTAATAGAAAAGGTGGATGGTAAATGGGAGCTTCTTCGCTCACCAACACTTGAAGAGGGTGAAGCAGCTCGTCGATATTTCAGGGAAAAATCCAGAGATACTTTCGGCAAGCCAGTCAGCCAACTTTATTCAGATGTTCGCAATGAGCTTGAGTCACTCCTTAATAAGGAGTCCGAAACTTTAGCTAGTGTTCGCAAAGATGCTTCAAAGGTTCGAAACGCCCGTGACGCTTATAAATACGGTTTAAACATATTAAACAGATCATCTGATGATGTTGATTTGTTTTTGGCAGATATTATTGATGATGAAGCAGCAATAAAGTCTTTGCGCGCTGGTAGCTTGGCGCACATCCGTCAAAAAGTAGAACAAGCTGGCGGCACAAATTTAATGAATAAATTGCAAGATGAAACAACAAGGGAAGGTAAGGTTTTTAGAGCAATATTTCCAAAAGAGCAATTTGACGAAACTCTTGCATCTATTGAACGTGCAGCTAGGTCTCAATCTGCAATGGGTGATATAATTAAAGGCCCAACAACCGCATTAGTGCAAGAAGCAAGTAAGCGAACTGGCTCAGAAATTAATTTGGAAGATTTGACAAATATTACAAATCCAATGACTGTTTTGCGGGTTGGTGGTAAAATCGCAAAGCAATTAGACGAGGGATTAACGGAAAAGCAAAGAATTAAAGTTTTAGAAGTTTTGCTCTCTGAAGACCCTGATGTTGTCCGCAGGGCGCTATTAGATGATCGTGGGATGCAGGTGTTTAAAGAAGGCGTCTCAAGAATTGCTGCTGCATTTCGCCAAGGTCTGCGCCGTGGGGCTACGCAGCAAGGTGTCCAACAAGTAAATGAACCATTGCAAAGAATGTTTGGCGCTGGGCCGCAGTAATAAAAGGACTAGAAAATGCGTATTGAACCAATGGATAAAGACACGGTTGAAGGCATCGTCCAAAAGGCGGTGCAAGATGCTGTTGATTTTATCGAAAGCGAAATCTCTGAACCACGGATCAGGGCGCAGCGTTATTTCGATGGCAAGGTAGATATTGGGCATGAGCAAGGTCGGTCTAAAGTTGTGGCTACAAAATGCCGTGATGTTGTTCGCGGTATAAAACCATCTATTCAGCGCGTATTTCTAAGCACAGAAAACCCGGTTGAGTTTGTGCCTCGTATGCCAGAGGATGTTCCAATTGCGGAGCAAATGACCAAATACGCCAACTATAAGTTTCAGCAAAACAACGGCTATCGTATGCTGAACGATGTTTTCCAAGACGCTATGGTTAAAAAGTGCGGCATTGCCAAGGTGATGTTTGAGGACAAAACGAAAAGCGAAATCTATAGTTATACTGGATTATCTGCTGAAGAGTTTATGTTTTTGGCAGAGGAAGACGATGTTGAAGTATTAGAGCAAACAATAACGCAAGAAATTGAAATTGACGAAATGGGCGTTGAAATAGAGCGTCCAATTTATGATGTTAAGATCAGCCGCACGGTTTCTGACGGCGACATTCTTATTACGTCAGTCCCGCCAGAAGAATTTTTTGTGGATCGAAATGCTCGCAGCATTGACGATTTCTTTGTGGTTGGACACCGCACCGACATGACCATTGGCGACTTGCTGGCTATGGGTTACGAGGAAGACGAAATCCAAGGCTTGACCGGGACTATTTCGACAATCGAGTCTGAGGCTGAATTTGAGCGCCGTGGCTACACCATTGATGAAGACGATGATGAAAGCGTTGATCCTACATCTAAGAAAGTTGTCGTAACGGAAGCCTATATGAAGGTTGACGCTGAAGGCTTGGGCATCCCACAGCTTTATCGTTTTGTCCTTGCTGGTGCTGGTTACAAGATGCTTTCTTATGATTTAGCTGATGAAGTGCCGTTTGCGGTTTTTGAAATCGATCCGGAACCACACGCATTTTTCGGAAGATCGTTGGTTGAGCTAGTACAAAATGACCAAGACGCGGCAACAGCAATGCTGCGTGGTGTTCTTGATAACGTGTCATTGACTAACAATCCCGGCCTAGAAGTTGTCGAGGGTCAAGTTTCGATTGACGATCTTCTCAATAACGAGATCGGTCGAATTGTGCGAGTTAAATCTCCCGGTGCAATTCGTGAGCAAGTTGTGCCGTTTACTGCGGGTTCTACGCTCCCAGCTTTGCAATATTTCGATATGCTTGTTGATAACAAAACGGGCGTTTCTAAGGCTGCACAGGGGCTTGATCCAGATGTATTGCAGTCAGCCACAGCCACAGCCGTTGCGGCTACTATGGAAGGCGCTGCGGGTCAGGCAGAGGTCATGGCGCGTAATTTAGCCGAAGGCGGTATGCGTCAGCTATTTAGATTGATTGCTTCGACCATTATTAAAAATTCTGACAAAGAAGAAATTATCCGTCTAAACAACCAATTCGTTGCTGTTGATCCTAGGGTCTGGAACGCAGACATGGATATCATAGTGAATGTCGGGTTGGGTACGGGCCGCGAAAACGAAAAGGCGGCGGTTTTGCGCGAAACTATTCAAATGCAAATGAGCATCTGGCAGCAATATGGGCCTAATAATGGCATGGTCACGATGACTAATATTCGGAACACTCTGGCGGATACTTTGGCGGCAGTCGGCCTTAAAAACTCAGAGCGTTATTATTTGCCTGTTACACCTGAAAGCGAACAGCAGTTGATTGCTCAGAAGCAGCAAGAGGCAATGATGGCGCAGCAGCAACAGCAAGGCGGCGCTCCAGCATCTGATCCAAACCAAGCGTTCTTAATGGCAGAGCAAATGAAAGCACAAAGCAGAGTGCAAGTCGATATGGCTAAATTGCAGTTGGATGCACAGAAGGCTTCTGCGGATCAGCAATTTAAAATGCACGAGCTTGCTATGAAGGACGATCTAAAGCGCGATGAAATGGTGCAAGACCTCGCGGTTGAAGTTGCGAAGATTTTGGGTCAGTATAATTCAACTGTGAATGTTGCGGCTGTAAAAGCAGAGCAAGATGCAACACGCGCACACAACGAACAAATGATGGGTGGTTATGGATTACAAGGTTAGGGCATCACGTTCTAGGGCGTTAATGCAAAACGAACATTTCCAGCTAATCATGAAGGATTTGCGAAACCAGCAACTTGAGGGTTTTGCGAATAGCAGCGCCGACGAAGTGGAAAAACGTGAAGACGCTCACGCCATTTTGAGAGCATTAAACCAAATTGAGTATATTCTCCAAGCGGACGTAAACGCTGAGATGCTCATAGAAAAGAAGGATCGGCACCGCCATGACGACTAATCCTAACGATGGAAGCATTGCTTCTGTAACCGAAATGCTGATGGAAACTCCGCAGCAAGATAATCCAAGCGAGGCTGTTGAGGCTTCCGAAGAGGTAACTGAGGGCGCTCAGACTGAACCGGAAGAGGTAATGGCTGAGAGCGAGGATGCCAGTGGCTACGATACTGATGAAGCTGAAGATGCTGAATATGAAAACGTAGATGAGGATGAATACACCGACGAGCCAGCCGCTCCTGTGGAGCTTTCCGACGATCTTGAACTTGAAGTAAAGTCAGATGGTCAATTAAAGAAAGTGACCCTGCAAGAGCTAAAGCGTGGCTACGCTGGGCAAGATTACGTCCAAAAAGGTATGGAACAGAACGCTAATCAACGCAAAGAGTTGGAGCAACTGAACCAAACCATGCAACAAGAACGTGAACAGTTTTTGCAACGCATCAATCAACTCGAAAATGGTGAACTTTCACAAATGCCTCAAAAGCCACCGAAGGAGCTGCAAAACAGTGACCCTTTAGGTTATTTGGAACAAATGGAAGAATACCGCGAAAATGCTGCAAAATTTGAAAGTCTCAAGCAAGAGGCTGAACAAGTTAAGCAGCAGCAATTGGCCCAACAGGCGCAAGCCAATCAAGCCTATATTGCGCAACAAGCTAAAATTCTGAAACAAGAAATTCCAGAGCTACGCGATCCAGATAAGGGCAAAAAACTCTTGTCTGATATTCACGCAACGGCGACTGGCTATTACGGCGTTCCAGAAGAAATTGTTAGCTCGTTGACACACGGATGGGAGTTTAAAATCATGCGTGACGCGGTTGCTTACCAGAAGCTCATGGGGACTAAGGACAAAGTCGTAGAAAAGTCAAAATCTGCGCGTCCGATGGTTAAGCCAGGAGCAAAACGAACCGAGGATGGTCGGGCAAAAAGGCAACAACAAGTGCGTTCTAGGATGAAGAAAAGTGGTGACATAAAAAGTGTCACTTCATTCTTATTGTCATAGCGAAAGGAAAACACAATGGGTGTTCTAGCTAATACAAACGAAACCTATGATGTCACGACTATCCGCGAGGATATTCAAGACGCATTGATTTCGATCACGCCAACTGAGACAATTTTCATGTCTACTATTGGCACACGCAACGTCGAAAACACTTACTTTGAGTGGGGCGAAGTTGATCTTGCGGCAGTCGCAACTGATAACCGCGTAATCGAAGGCGAGTCTGCTCCCGGCAATGACTCTCCAACTAATGCGGTTCGCAAAGGGAACTACACACAGATTTCAGACAAAGTTGTCGATGTGTCTTCCACTGCAAACAAAGTCAACGGTGTTGGCGATGCACAAACAGTTGCAGAGCAAGTTGCTTACAAACTGAAAGAACTGAAGCGCGACATGGAAGCCATGCTGCTTTCCAATACTGCCGCGTCTGCTGGTTCTTCTGGCACTGCCCGTGCAACTGCTGGTCTGCCAGCCTTTATCACCACAAACACTGCGTTTGGTACTGGTGGTTCTGCTGGTACAACATCCGGTACAGGTGAAGCTGGTTTCCCTAATGCTGGTGCTACAGACGGCACACAACGTGCGCTGACAGAAAGCATCTTGAAAACTGTGATTGCTTCCTGCTGGGATAGCGGTGCAGAACCTTCTGTGGTTCTCTGTGGCTCTTTCAACAAGCAAGTAATGTCTGCTTTCACAGGTAACGCTACGCGCTATAAAGAAGCAGAAGACAGCAAATTGAACGCCGCAATTGACGTTTATGTTTCTGACTTCGGTGAGCTTCAAATCGTGCCATCGCGCCATATCCGTGCTCGTGATGTGTTCGTTCTTGATCCAAGCTATGCTTCGGTTGCTTACTTGCAGACTGCCAAGCAAGAGCCACTTGCCAAGACAGGCCACTCTGAGCGCCGATTAATTTCGGTCGAATATGGCTTGCAAGTTGGTTCGCAAAAGGCCCACGGCTTTATTGCTGACTGTACAACTACTTAATTAGATTAGGGGCTGTAATGGCCCCTTTTCTTCTTTTGGGAGTAAAAAGATGCCTAAAATAAAAATCACCACTGACACAACATGGGTTCATGGTTCTCGCGCTGTAAAAGGCCAAACTTATGATGTTAATGACGAAGAGGCTAAAGTTTTAATTGGAAATGGCTTTGCGGAAGCTGTTGAAGTTAAACGCGCTCGAAACAAAAAAGGTCAGTTGAAGTCTGATGATCCCAGCACTCTTGACGTAAATGAAGCATGGGTTGGCGGTAAAAAGCCAAAAAATAAAAAATGACAGAACACTTACAAACAAAAATTAAGGAAGAAGATAACAAAGTTGTTATTTCCCGTGTGCAAGATGTGCAGTCGATCCTTGATTACAATAAAGAAAAGCAAATTGCTGGCACGGTGGCTGGTAGTGAAATGCGCCATGTGGGCCAAATCCCGTTTGTTGTGGTTGAAAAATGGATGTCCGAGTCTGGTTTAAAACTAGGGTCGAAAGAGTTTGCTGAATATGTTAAAAAGAAATTGTTGAGCGGTGATTACGCGAAACTTTTGGTGCACGGTTACTGAGGGCGTAAATATGAGTAATAGAAGTACAGTCGCATCTGCGCATGAACGGATTGATGGTATCGAGCCGCGCATCACTAAGCTGGAAACCACTGTTCATTTGCAGTTCAAAGAGGTTTTTGCCCGTGTGAAGCGGCTAGAGGCAATTTTGATCGCTACTGCCGGAACAACCATCGCTATGCTTTTTGCGGTGCTGACGAAGATGGGCTGATGATCTGTGTCCTTGCATTTGTTTCATTTAACCATGCTTGGACACAAGGCGGGAACCAGTTGTTCCAATACTGTTTCTATAACTGCGGCACTGCAAAGAATGGCTTGTGGTACGATAAGGTCTATCGTGTCAGCCATTTGTTTGTCTGTCCAGCAAGGTTTGTTGAAACATGATTGATCCTATCTCAGCTCTTTCAATTGCAGCCTCTGCTGTATCGAGCGCCAAGACCCTGCTGGCTGCTGGTCGGGATGCGTCCGGAGCATTAAGTAAATTTGCTGGCGCGGTGTCGGACGTTAATTACGCCGCTGAGAAGGCACGGAATCCAAGCATATTTGCTTCACTTACCGGGTCTGCTGAACAGGCTGCGATAGATGCTTTCTCTGCGCAAAAGCGCCTCCAAGCTATGAAGAAAGAGATTGAAACAATCATCATGTTTCAGCACGGCCCGAAAGGTTTGGAGGAATACAAAGACACTCTCCGCAAGATTAGGGCGCAGCGCAAGAAGACTGCGTACCGCAAAGCTGAAATAAAAGAAGCTCTGATAATGTGGGTTGTCGGCGGCATTATTGTTCTGGCTGGGGTCGCTGGTTTGGCGGCTACTCTGTGGGCCATCGGTAAGCAGCAAGGCAAATGGTAGATGAAGGATGCAGAGATCATACGCCTGTTCGATCAGAATGTTGAACTAATCATTGAAGGTTTGGCTGCGCGGTCGGGTCGTGACTTTTCTGAAATTTTAGCACTCTTGCGAGATAGAGGAATAAGATATGCCAAATGAATATGATTTAAATGGTAACGGCAAGATTGATCCAGATGAGAAATCAATCATGTTGGAAGATCGTCGCCGCCGCATGGAAGACTCAGACGCTAAGAGAGACGCACAGAGGCGCATGACATGGTTTTCCTTATCTGGGATGGTTTTATACCCTTTCGTCATTGTAGCGGCCTCTCTGTGGGGCTTAGAGACCGCTGCGGGTCTATTGGCAGATATAGCGGCGGTTTATGTTATCGGAGCATCTGGTATCGCTGCTGCTTATTTCGGGTTTAACGCAATGGAGAGTAAAAATGCTTCAAGCACTGATCGGTCCAGTAGCTGAATTAGCGGGTGGCTGGCTAAAAGGTAAGGCAAGCGCACAGGCTGCGTCTGCAAACCTAAAGTTAGTTGAGGCGGAAGCCAAAGCGACCATAATGAAATCGGCTGCTACGTCTGAAGCGGACTGGGAAAAGATTATGGCCGAGGGTACTCAAAATTCCTGGAAAGACGAGTATCTTGTGCTGCTTTTCTCCATTCCCTTGATACTGAGCTTCCTGCCTTTTAGTTGGGCAAAACAAGCGGTTACAGACGGTTTTGCTGCGCTAGACACCATGCCGGACTGGTACAGCTACACATTGGGTGTAATCGTGGCCAGCAGCTTTGCTGTCAGGTCTGCAACTAAATTTTTTGGAGGAAAAAAATAATGAGCGATGCAATGCGTGAACTGCAAGCTAAATGCGGCGTTGCGGCAGATGGTCAATTTGGCCCTAACACTGCCAAAGCGATTGCCAAGTTTTATCAACTATCGCCGGAAGCCGCGTCACATTTTTTGGGACAGTGCCACCATGAAAGCGGCGGGTTTAAACGTAAGCCAGAAGAAAACCTAAACTATTCCGCAAAAGGTTTGCGATCAACCTTTGGACGTTATTTCAAAACTGATGAGCAAGCTGAAGAATATGCCCGTAATCCTGAGAAAATTGCTAATTATGTTTATATGGATGAAAACCGAAAATATCCGCTTGGCAATACAAAAGAAGGTGACGGGTGGTTGTGGCGAGGGCGCGGATTTATTCAATGCACAGGCCGTTTTAATTATAGGGCTTTTGCCAGCGAAATGCGTTTACCAGAGGTGATGGAAAACCCAGATTTAGTTGCAACAGAATACGCTATGGAAAGCGCGATTTGGTATTTTGACAAAAACAATATTTGGGTTCACTGCAAGCACGTTACGGATGATACCATTAAAACTGTAACTAAAGCAGTTAATGGCGGAACGCACGGTTTGGATGATAGGATGGAACAGACTTATAAAATCTATAAATGGCTTGCGCCTGATTAATCGCACGTTTATAAATTTTGAGCGGGTGGCTATCATCACAATACAAATCGCTGCGTCCCAATCGGGCGGTTGTTTACCTCGGATGACGTTGCTACCAAAAAAGCGCCAACTTTTAAATCTCAACGGCCACCCGCACGATCTTTAAAATATAATTCCAACCATCGCCATTAAACCTGCGCCGCTGATAAAGCCAATAATTGCCCCAATTAAACCCGCTGCGTTTATCATGCGTTCTATTTCTTTGTCATCCATCACTGTTTACCCCAAACACCACGCCTTTATCCCAAACACTTTGCGAAACGCATCGTCCAAAATCTTTTCTATGTCCTGTTCAGTCATGTGTTCGCTCCTTTGGTTTTTGATTTGGTAGATAGTAAAGCCAATAATCGGGTTTGTTTTTTTGATAATCTAAGCGGTATTTTTTTAACCTACCCATTTGCACAAGGCCATTCATTAAACCGCTAATAATGGAAGCGTTCATGCCCATGTTATTGTCGCCCATAATGTTTTTAAGTTCTGGCACTGTGTAGTCTTTGCCAACTTCAAAGAAACTGATAATGTGATTTCTTCGATCTTCCGATATTTTTAGCAATCGGATTTTTTCTTTTTGCATTTGTTGTTTGTTGGGTGTTTTTATTTGCATTGGAAGTGCTGGGCGTTTTCCCGATTTTGCCATTTCAATTTCAAATTCTAAAACATGATAACCCCAAGCAATTTCTCCAATTATCTCTGGGCGATGTTCTTTTTGGATTTCTTCTAATGCTAATTCTTTTCGATGTTTCTTTGGATCAGTTGCCCAAGCGCGAGAATTTCCTCTAATTGCTGCGTCAGATTTTGTCTGCTTTGTTGTTTTGATTTGTCTATCATTAACTTCAACAACCTTTGTTGTCTCGCACACGCAATTATCAACTCCGCATTTGTCACAAGTTTTATCCTTTACAGTTTTAAATTTTATACCAAACCGCTTTGCGTTGCGGCTTATTGTTGCCGGGGAAACATTTAATATCTCAGCCGTTTGGGTTTGATCTAACCCATTTTCGGCGCACCGCACCATAATGCCAATATCGTTTTCTTTCAACTTCACGTTCATTTTAATAACCCCGCTCCGCAAAGTCTTCATCAATATACTCAATTAACGTGCAGTGATATTGCTTCAGGATTTCATTGCTTAATCGCTTAGAAACTGGATCGGTTTTACCGGGGCGGCAAATGCTTGTGATTTCGCTTTCTATTTCACCGGGATCATCTGCCCATCCAATTCCCTTTGAGGCTTCGTAATAAACCTCAATGTCTAATTCTATGCCTCTAACTTCAACTGCCGTTTTGATTGAGTAATAGTTCATGATCTGCTCCTGTTATTTATATGCACTTTTGTATTGTGCATTTTACATTAGTGCAAGCGGTTATTTACAGAAAAAATACCAATCCGAATAAACCAGTTACAAACAAAACTTCTCCTACAACTTCCCAATCCATAACCATTACTCCTTTTCTTTGATTAAACTGTAGCTGGCAATTTTAGCGCCGTTGTCAGTTGTGATGATTTCGGTGTGAATATCGTGGCCTTCATCCCGTAAGTCTTTAATCCGTGCTGCGAGTCTAAACGATCCGATATATTGCAGGGCGTCGATTGCGGTTATTGGCTGCGTTCTCATGTATTGCAGGATTTGTTTTGTCTGGGTTTCCATTTTGTTTCTCCTTTTACAATTGGATTTTTTTCAAGTTTGTGGGGAACCGAAGCTCCCCATGTTGATTAGATTTCCAAAATACTCACAATGTGCTTTGGCAAAGTTCCCATCGCTTCACACTTTTGGCGAGCTTCAGCTTTGGCCTCGGAAATTGTGTATCCGATACCCTTGATGGTCAAACCGTTAAATGTTGAAACCGTAAACTCAATCATGTCCGTGTCTCCCTTGTTTCTGTGTATACATTATATGTATATTACGTTTTACACTATTGCAAGGGGGATTTACAACTTTTTTTAAAAAAACTATTAATGCGCCATGTACCGTGTTGAAATTGAGGTAGAGGGGCAACCCGAAGGCAAGGCCAGACCGCGCATGAGCCGTTTTGGTCACGTTTACACGCCTCAGAAGACCAGAGAGTATGAAAAGCGCATTAAGGCGGCTGCGTGGGCTGCTATGCAGCGGGAACGATTAGAACCTACTAACAGGCCCGTCCACATAGATATGGTTGCTTTTATGGACATCCCGAAAAGCTGGTCAAACACTAAAAAGATCGCCGCTGAATTTGATGCCTTCCGCCACACCACAAAGCCAGACTTAGATAATATACTTAAAGCCGCTTTAGACGGCATATCAGGGCCGCAGGGCGTTATATTGGATGATAAGCAAGTTCACAGCGTAAAAGCTAAAAAGGTGTTCTGTCACCCCGACAGAGGCCCGGTGCTTTATATATCGGTTTCTTGGGAATACGAGTAATCTGGCCCATAGAGATCGCGCCATTCTTTCGGGCTTTGGTGGATGGCTATTTTACTGTTGTCCCATAACCCTTGGTGGTGTCCCTCGCATAATGGGATCGCCATCCGATCAGCGGTTTTGGATCGGCTGAACCTATCGTGAATAACGTGGTGAGCTTGTGTGGCTGACATTTGTAGCAGATTAAATGCCTCGCAAACGCAACAATTCTTTTCCCGAAGCGCCTGTAAAAACTTCGGGTCTTTCTTTGCCTTGTCAGGCTTTGGGTTAGACCACACTAATTCCATTTAATCCCCAGTTGGCACCAGCTGCCAACAAATATAAGTAAAGACCCTCTGTTTAATTACCATCTATTTTTTCCGTTTCTTTATCATAGTATTTTTTTGCCCATTTAGTGGTTAAGTGCAATTCCCTGCCATGTAAGTGAATACCACCAACTTCATTTGAACTTTTAATAAACTCGTTAAACAAAATTTGTCTTTCTTTGTGATTTTTAATTATTCCATTTTTGTTTGGCTCTCTTTTGCAAAACTTTCTTGGTTTAGCGTAACAAACCGGACAAGGCATCGCTCGGATCATTAGCTGTTCATCTGAATATCTCAATACTTGTTCACTTTTGAATTGGGTCATAACCAACTGCCTCCGATAATTTGCTCATGGCGAGTTCAAAATACCTCATAAACTCAGCCTGTGTCATTGCGCTAAACTCCGTGCTGTCCACATGGCGCACTATGCTATGCGTAAGCGGCGATATGGTTGTCTTGTAATAGCCGCAAACCAATTTTAATTCATGGTGTAAGTGCTGCGCTGTGGGCCACATACCAGTGCTTTCACACGCGGTTTTAAGCGTTGACCAATACAGGTTGTGATGGGGGTTTGATCTTGTTCCCGTCACTGACAGATTAAAAAGCTGTCCAAATTTGCACTCTCCAAGACGTTCTGCGTCATGCTGAGAGACAGGCAGTAACTGCCCATCCCTCAACTCAACTTGAATTCTAGGCACTTTCATTAGAACGGTATTTCATCGTCCATATCAGCGGACGCAGAGTTAACAGGGTTCACATGGTTAACAGGGTCATTAGAAGCCCCCTTGGAACCTTGAAGCGTTAAATCGTTAACCTTAACGCCCAGGTATGTTTTGCCGTTGTATTCACGCTGTGTAAGCTCTCCGCTGACAGTAACCTTGGAGCCTTTGCGAACATATGGAACAACGGCTATGCCGCGCTTGCCCCAAAACGTGCAGTCAAAATACATGGTTGATTTGTTTGCGCCATAACCATCGTCAACGGCTAACGAAAACGAACCGAGTCCAGCCTTGTCCATTCCCCCCTCTTTAACTTCACCATCTTTGGTTGCAGTCCCTGCGATTGTAATGACTTTCATAATTCTAACTCCTTTTTGCGATCATTATGGGCTTCAACCATGCGGTTAAAGTCTTCCTCTGAAAGACCGACTTGGTTTATTGTTTTGACGTATTTTGGTTCAAACTTTTCAAAAGCAGCCGCGCTGCAACCATTGCTATAGAAATCAACAACCGCTTGCACCCGGTCTTCTGGCGCTATGCTCATTGGGGTATGC